GCGCTAGTGCAGCATAGGCCCGCTGATTCCTCAGCGAGCCAGGACCAGAGTGACATCAGCCTTTTCATCGACCCTCCTTTCAAGAGGAGGTAGCCGAATGCCTAGCCTGATGGCACCCATCATCCAGTTAGATCCTACTCCAACTAATTAAAGTTGAAGTAGAACTCGACCGGTTGTACCTGGTCGACGGGCAACCTGCACAGCAGGTCCGTCACACCGACGATGGTATCGTCGACGCAGTCTAGTATCCGGATTTGTTTGTCCGGGTCTATGGCTTCGTGGACGTTTTCCACGACGATGTAGCGCATCCCCAGACCTCCTGACGACGCAAAGTTGGCGTTAGCCAACCTGCAAACCGTCAGAGCGGCCCGGAGATTGGGGGGAGAGTACTCCCCTGGGTTATGGTGAATTTTACTTCTCCTAACTCGGGGATCTCCCCCGACTCGTTGTTACGGAAGCCCGCAACACTGGAACCACAGAGTATGCCCAAAGGCACAGCCACACGATCCTAAAACGGAAACAACCCCCAGAGCGTTTCGCTCACATGGGAGATGTCCCGTTTAGAAACCATGTCGACGATGTGACCGACCACGTTGAACAAAGCGAAGACAACAGCTAGCGTTTTATAGCTAACTGAAAGTCTAAGCTCTAGTCCTTCATGGTCAGTCTCGTCCTGGCGATGACGCCTACCTATCCATACGATCTTACGATCGGCGGACGGTTGGGTGTCATCCTCTCTACGACTCACCACCAAGAACTTTGGTGATGATCGCATCCGAAGACGCGGTAAGCAGGCCTTTATAGCCTGCCCAGATCGCGAAGATCTCCGCTGCCGAATAGAAGCCGGCGGGCGGCACGTCAAAGACCGTATACACGGCCGCATTGACGCGCACGTTCTCGCCAGCCTCCAACGGATTGGCTGCGATCTTCGAGTGGTCGAACCTCAGAAGGTGCCGGACCCTTCCCTGTTTTACCAGGTTATGGTTAACCGACAGCTTCCACAGCCCGTCACCACTGGTATAGGCCGACTCGCTACCCTCCGAAAAAGTTCTCGGTAGGGGGCTCGTCGTCCCACCAATGGTGATTGACTGAGGATCGGATAGTGCCATAGGCATCACTCCTAGGGCTGTGGTCTACAGCCCCATTGGCGTTTCGCACGAACAGTACATCTGCGACTACGTCCGGCTTAGGCCGAGCGCAGCAGCAATGGCTGATTGCCTGACTGTGAAGTCAGACAGCTTCAAGCCGAACCCAAAGGGCGTTGCCCGACGTCTAACCTTGGTCTCAGTTACGAAAACCAAGGGTGTCGGATAACAGGAATCCCCCCAGCATTTGCCGGTGGGCCCTTGATGGTAATAGGTATTTTTGGTAACAACGTGTTCCATAATATACCCATACCGCAACAACAGACCATCGATGGTAAACGCCTGAAGATTCGAAATGACATCTCCAGCGTTAGAAAACCAATCGACAGCCCAGCTCCACGGAGTCACTTGCCAGAGGACATCTGGGGTGATCTCAAGCCCAAGCAACTTCTGGGCTTGAGAGAGCATTCCAAACTTATCCTGTTTAGGGACATAGTAAGTGAATGCTCCCGAAAACCACCGCTCGATCCTTGTATAGGAATCGAGGATGGTTTTCGCTCCGTTATTGGCGTCGGGACCCACATTGCCAAAATCGCTGTCCGGCTCCGTCGAAGGACGGACGAACAGCGATGCGACCGTGCGGGTACTCCGCCGCTCAATAGGTGGAAAATCATACCTACGTCGAACTACCTTGCCAGAGTCCCGCTCTATTTGAGCACGAACCTTGTCAAAGTAAACGACACCGTAAGCGAACTTAGCGATATCGTTAGCAAGCGGCTTAAAACCGAACTCTACATTCAGATATTCCTGGCCAGCGTTTTTCGCTGCCAAGGTTCTACCTGACCACAAGGACGACCCCACAAGATGGGGAAGACCCTCGTGGTAGAGCTCGATAAGAGCCGCTGCCGCCGACGCAATATTGCTATTAGGGCGACAACGTGCGATAGCGGTCGTACCAAAGGCATTGAGTTCAGCATCACTGCTGTTCCCAAAGCTCGAGTACGGATCGGAAGGCAACCCCGAAGGGTAAATGCCTCCCTTAAACGCTACACGCATATTGCGCCCCTGGCGGGGATCATAATACGACGCATCGCAATCCCGCAAGACAGACCCGTAGGTCGTCTCAAGGAATTGCTTACGCATCGTAAAGTCCCCACCTTTATCGCCAAGGAATTGGCCGGTTT